CATGAAAAAGAAAATTAAACCAGTGTGGGGTTGGGTTGACGATGATCACATCTCTATCTTATGGAATGTCGAAGACGTTCAGACTCAGGCCAAAGTTAATCAACTTAAGCTTACGAAGGAGGAATGTCGCCAGGTTCTCGATGCGTGCTTAGATGGTCATGATGCAAACATCGGCATCAGCTGGGACATCCTGGATCACCATATCTGTCATTTGTTTGGTGATAGAATTGGAAAGGCAGCGTGACATGTGGACATTGATAATAATCCTCGCGCTCATTGCGATCCTGTATCCAGAGACTGCAGCCACCATATGGATCGTCCTGGCCATCGGGGTAGAGAAGCTGGTGTAACCTCGTTCTCGTTCAGGCCGACCTTTGTTTGATGTATACTAAACAATCTCCCTGCAGCGTGGCAGGGAGATCCGTGATGGTAAGCTCGTTCGTGTGGGGTTTGATGTGTACAACTAGAACTAGAAAATCTGGACGGGGGACAGGTCATTGGAAGCTCAACTTGCAAATCCTTGTGCCTTATAGAAAGACTTTTTTACAACTAAATAGTGAAAATGTTCGCTTGACATCATTTAGCGAATATCTTATTTCTATGGGATAAACAACAAAGGAGTAAATTATGGGCTTTGACTTATACGGAGTAAATCCAAAAATCAAAGAGGGTACAAAGAAACCTAAAGAGATAGACTGGCAAACTGCAACGGAAAAAGAAAGAGACGAACACTTTGAAGCCGTTAATGAGTTTGAAAGTATTAATAAAGGTGTGTACTTTAGAAACAATGTGTGGTGGTGGAGACGACTTGCCGACTATATTCTCGACCATACAAAATGTGTTGATGAAAAAGACTTTGATAAATGGCAACACAATGACGGACACGAGGTAGACGCCGAGACGGCAGAACAAATTGCCAATCAACTAGAACACTTAATTAAAACAGGACACGCTGAAAAGTACAAGCAAGAGATAGACGCCGAAATAAAAAAGGCAGAAGAACACAACAACAAAGTTGAACAGATGTTGTCGGAACTTCGTTTGGAAGTCGCAAAGATTGTTGGCGAGGATAAAGCAAAAGACCTCGCACCGATAGACTACCCAGAACCATTACATAAAAAATGGAATGAAATCTACGCTGAAACGGACTACCGAGCAAACTATCCATTTAGTATTGAGAATGTGAAAGAGTTCATAGAGTTCGCTAGAAATTCTGGTGGCTTTAGAATTTGCTAATCACACAAACGAGAACGGCTAACGCCGTTCTCGTTCTCGCCTGTGTCGGTGTTGTTGTATTATAAACTAAACACTGGCACGGGGGACGGGGTGGAACTGTGGTTGGTGTCAAGAAAAATATTTTTTCTTTTACTCTTGTAATCTTATCGATATGGGATTATATGTATTGAAACAAACAAACAGGAGTAATCAAATGACAAACAAAGTAGTAAAAATAAAACAATCTACTAAAGTCAGTAAAGATGAAAAAAAGTTTTTATTGAATTATGGTATGATGAAAGAAACCATTAAGGGTTATAAAAAACAAATGGAACTGATGACACCAGAAATCGCAGGGCTATTTGAGAGAGTTAAATCTAATTTAATCGTTCTCGTAGATATGGATAACGACTTCGAGGGTTTTGCTCAAAAAATAAATCGTAAGATGAAACGATTTGATGTATCTCGATTTAAAGATGAGAACACCGAATTATACGAAAAGTATTTAGTTGATAGTGAATCAACCGAATACAAAGTTGAATACAAATTGGCGAGACAGGCATAACTTACCAATACAACCTACACTAGAAACCTTGTGATGTAGTCTAGTGTAGGTTTTTATTTATGTACTTATTTTTTTTATTATTAATTATTATTTTTTTATTTGTTGCATTTAAAAAATAAATCTTTATAAATATATTTATAACAAACAACAGGAGTAAATATGCCTAATAATCTAATACAAATAGTTAGAAACAGTTTAACTGAAACTAACAACAATGAAATAGAACAGGCAAGTAGCAACCCACTTGATACAAAGTTGAACTATCAATTTATGTATAAACAGTTGGAGAGTGCAGTTGAGGAGATACTAATTAAGTACCCTAATGATGATGTAGTTAAGGAGTTGAGAAGTACAGTCATCAGAAACCTACAACCTATTTTAACACTATTAAAGAATAGCCAAGAATAATTGGCTCTTGTATCGTGGGCTATGAATACATAGCCCACATAATACCCACATAATAACCAGCATAATCACCAGCTAACCTACCATCACCTTCCTACCTTCAGCATCAGGGTACGCCTGTACCAATAGGGCAAGGCTCAACTAATAGGGCTACTATTAAAATCAACCACAACATCTTGTACCACGCACACAATCTATGATTGTAGCTACGGCTCAGCCTAAAACGTAAGTTTTGAACATACATAGAAATTAAATTAGTTATGGTTTATATTAAAGGGGACCCATGGATAAATCGCTATATACAATCGACAAGCTTCGTGAAGAAGTAGAAAAAAAATGGTTGAGTCACATAAAATTATGTCAGGATAATTTTTTATATTTTGTGCAGGAGGTGTGGCCTGATTTTATTTGTCGAAGAGAAAAGGACCCAAAGAAATGGGGGCACCATCAAATTATTGCAAATGAATTTACTAAGATAGCCAGTCAGAAAAAAGGAAGGCTCATTATCAATATGCCTCCACGACATACTAAATCTGAATTTGCTTCCTATCTTTATCCTGCTTGGATGATAGGGAAGTATCCTAAGATGAAAATAATGCAAGTGTCTCACAACGCAGAACTTGCAGTAAGGTTTGGTAGTAAGGTTCGTAACTTAATGGAACAAGCAGAATATAAACAAATTTTTGGTGATGTAAAATTAAAAGAAGATTCTAAAGCAAAAGGACGTTGGGAAACAAATCATGGTGGTGAATATTATGCTGCCGGTGTTGGAGGTTCCATTACAGGACGAGGTGCTGATTTATTAATTATAGATGACCCACACACGGAACAAGATGCCATGTCTGACATGGCCATGGAACGTGCATACGAATGGTATAACTCTGGACCAAGACAACGATTACAACCAGGAGGCTCAATCTTAGTTGTCATGACGAGATGGGCAGAAGATGATTTGACTGGAAGATTAATCAAGGCTCAAAAAGAACCTAAAGCAGATAAGTGGAGATTAATTTCTTTTCCTGCAATTTTAAATTCAGGTAAACCTGTTTGGCCTGAGTATTGGGATTTAGAAGAATTAGAAAAAGTTAAAGCATCTTTACCAGTTAGAAACTGGTCAGCTCAATACATGCAAGAGCCAACATCAGAAGAAGGTGCAATTATAAAACGAGAATGGTGGAGAGTATGGAAGAAAAAAGGAATTCCTAATCTTGCTCATGTCATACAATCTTACGATACTGCATTTAGTGCAAAAGAAACTGCCGACTATTCAGCTATTACAACTTGGGGAATATTTTATCCGCATGAAGATAAAGGTGCTAATATAATTTTATTAGATGCTATGAAAGGTAAATATGACTTTCCAGAACTAAAAGCTGTGGCTTTTGAACAATACAAATACTGGGAACCAGAAACAGTAATCATAGAAGCTAAGGCTTCAGGACAACCATTATCTCAAGAGTTTAGACGTATGGGTATTCCAGTTGTAGACTTTATGCCATCTAAAGGAAGAGATAAACACGTAAGGGTAAATGCTTGTGCTCCTGTATTTGAATCAGGATCTGTGTGGATTCCAGAGGGTGAACACTATGCCCAAGAGGTAATTGAAGAATGTGCTGCGTTTCCTAATGGTGCACATGATGACTATGTCGACAGTACTACTCAAGCTGTGTTAAGATACCGTCAAGGTAATTTTGTTGAAACTTTATCAGATTGGAGAGATCCAATGGACAGAATACCTAAAGAATATAAATATTATTAGGAGAACATTATGTTATCACCAAAGCAAAAAAAGATTGCTTCAAAAGCAGGCGATCCAAATAAAATAGATGCAAAAGATTTCGCAGTACTTAAAGCTGAAAAAGCTAAAGGTAGAGGTATGGGTTTAGAAGATGAGAAACTAGAACCAGGAAAAGAATACGTAGAAAAAGCTAAGGGCGGAATGACTAAGGGTCAAAAGAAAGTTGGCAAAGTCATGAGAGAATTTAAAGCTGGTAAACTACACAGTGGTAAATCTAAAAAAATAGTTAAGAACCCTAAACAAGCAATTGCTATTGCATTGTCAGAAGCCGGTATGTCTAAAAAGAAAATGATGGGCGGTGGCATGATTCAAGAACCTATGGGTTATAGCCATGGTGGTGGAGTTCGAGGTGGTAGAAGAGAGATCAAAGGTTTAAGATCAGCTAAGTTATTCTAATGGCTCGCGGCACTTGTTGGGTTGGTTACGAACAAAAAGGAATGAAGATGAAGAAAGGTAAGCGTGTTCCTAATTGCGTAAAAAAAGCTAGCAAAGGTAAATACATGGATGAGTCCAAGGCTCATGAGTCAAAAGAATCTAGATCTGAAGAAGCTAGAGAAACAAGGCTTGAGAAAAAAGGTTACGTAGAAACAAAGTCAGGCAAGATGAAAAAAGTTCAAAAGGCTTACACAGGTAGAGCTATTAGACAACCCACAGAAACAAATACTGAATTTGAAATCAGACACGAATATCACACACCATTTGAAGGACCACAAAAAGCATACGAAGGTAAATTTATAGATGTAGAATTAAATGGTAAAAGATATTCTAATGCAAGTAAAAAAAATTATTACAAAGGAATGATTTAATGCCTAGTAGACTTAAACAATTAAAACAACAACTTGCAGATGCAAAAGCAAAAGGTGATCAAGATAAAATAGATATTATCCAACAAGAATTGTTTACTTTAAAAAATCCTAGACCTTCAAAAATATCTGATAAAGTTGTAGGTGATCCTTTTTTGGAAAAACAAAAAAATACAAATTATTTTATTCCTAGAGGATCTGGTGAAGAATTTATTTCAGAAATGCCAGTTATTGATAGACCTTCAACACCAGGATTTAGAAGTCCAGAAGAAATAAAAAAAGGTGGATTAATTAAAGGCAAACCAAAACTAGCATTACGCGGATGGAAGTAAATGTCAAAGTATCAACAAAAATTAAACGAACTCTTTGGCACAGAATCAACATCAGCTGTACCAAGTGATCCTGTAAAAGAAGATTCATCAGGCTTAGGTGTTGTAGGAGGACTCGGGGTCCTTGGAGCAACAGGCGTGGGACTTTATGCATTAGCTAAAAGAAGAATTCCTGGTGCAAAGATTGCAGATGATATTTTAAAAAAGAAAATACCAGAGCTTCCTGTATCACGAACCACGGAACTTCCTAACGATAAGGTTGCAGAAATCTTAGACGTTGTTCCAACTAAAGTACAACGAGCAGCAGAAGTTGCACCTTCACAATATCAACAATACATAGATCAATTTAAACAGTTACGTGATGTAAGTAAAACTAAACCTTTAACTGTTGGTGGTAAAAAAGAAAGATTTGGTTCTGCACTATATGATTATCTTGCACAACATCCTGCTAACAAACCTTTACCTGCAGATCAATGGATAAAAGAATTTTCTAATTTTAATAGATTAAGTTCTTATGAAATACCAATTCAAGGTGCAAAGATTAGAGGATCTATTACTAAGGAAGAATTGTTTGATACAAACATAGCTCAGTTTAATAAAGAGGGAAAAGTTGTTGGTGGCTTTTTAAGATTAGCACAAGAAAATAATTTACCTGTATCAAAATTAGATTTAATGCAAATGGTTGAAAAATCACCTGCAGTTAATACTGTTATTAAAAGATTTAAATATCAAAATCCTGATAAAATAAAAGCAGACGTTGATGATTACATAAACACAGAATTAAGATTATATGATGATATATCTAAAAAACTTGATGAATATTATGCAGGTCTTCCTGCAAAAGAACAAGCAAGAACTCAAAATTTAATAACAAGTGTTCAAAAAGGAATGATGGATTTAAAAGCAGAATCAAAAGGTGTTAAAGCAAGAGTTGAAAATGCTTTAGAAAATGGTTTATTACCAGAACGATTAGCTAAAGATTATTTTACTTCAATAAAAGAAACAGGTAGCTCTCAAATAGGAATTGGACGCGTGCGAGATTTTATTAAAAGAGAATTAAATATAGATCCTAATATAATCATAGGACCAGATCATTTAGCACCTTTAGCTAATAAAGGAAGAACAATTGCAAGAAATATACAAACACAAATAAATCAAGGTTTAACTCCTAGATATGGAGAACAAAACAGTTACAGAATAAGAGGGGCGGAAGATTATTATGAAGATGTTGCTTATATTAAAAAAATTCCATTTGATAAAGATGTAAAACCAGGAACTCTATCTGCACAAAAACATTATGAACAAGTAGCAGGTGAAACTTTTAAAAATCAAATTTACCATAACAGATATGGTTTAAGATCTTTAGAAGGTAATCCAAATAAAAAAGTTTTTGCAATAGATGAAATACAGTCAGATATTCAAGCAGTTGCTTTTCCAGCAGATCCAACAAGATCTAAAGTTATAAACCCATTCAACAGTGAACAAGAATTTAATCAAGCAAATGTTGCACTTAATAATTTAAAAGACAAAATGAAAGCAATTGCAAGTAAAGGTGCAGCAATAAATGAAAAAGATAAATTTGAATTTAAAAGATTAGCTTCTAATTTTGAAGAGCTTAGAAAAAAAACTATGAATGCTTCCAACGTTGCAAAAATTAAAGAAAGATTTGGAAGAGATTCAGAAATTCCATATCTTCCATTTTTTGATAGATCTTCATATGGTGATCATGCTTTAAAACAAACATTAAAAACTGCAGCAGAAAATAATGTAGAGTGGGTCGTTGTAAACCCAGTTGAAAGATTACATGTTTTAAGAAATATGGGTTCAGATGGCAGTAAAACTTATTATGGAAAATTAGGAGATTGGGAATTTTATGGTGATGCTAGTGGTAAAGCTGGAAGACTTGGTGTTGCTGCAAAATCAGATAGAGCAGGAGAAATAAAAAATACAAATCCTAAACAGTTTGCAATTATACCTGACCGTATGAGAGATTTAGCAAGACAATACAATACTGAAGCAAAAACTATTAATGTATCTTTATCAGATCCTGAAAAACCTTTTAAAGTTGTTGAAAGAATTAAATATGAAGAAAATGCAGCAAAAGCTTTAGGTGTGCCTAAACAATCACAATATCAACACATAGCTGCTTTTAAGTCAAAAGAAGAAGCATTAAATTGGAAAAGCATAACTGGATCAGGAGGCGAGATAGTTGAAATGAAAGCTAATGATCCAAACCTATATTATCCTGCATTTGGTATAAAAGTCACGGAAACTATGAAAGGCACGCCTTTTAAACTGTACAAAAAAGAAGGCGGTCTAGTCGTTAATATATTTGCATGATATTATAATCTTTGCTATAACAAAGGAGTAAATCATGGCAAGAAAAAACTTACAAAGATTAGGAAAAGCAGCGGCACTTCTCGGAACAGCATTTGCAGCCTCAAAAATGTTAGGTGCTGGAACTGGTGGAGAAGATGAAGCTATTCAAAAAGGTTTAGAAGTCACAAGAGCAAAACCATTTAGAATGTCTGATGATGCAGCTATGGCTCAAATTGCAAAAAGAGATGAAGCCATTAAAGCTGGTTTAGATTTAACACGATCAAAACCATTTGGACAAACCGAAGGAGCACAAACACCTGGATTTTTTGGAACTATTAGAGGAGCTTTAGGAAGAGCAGGAGTAAGATTTCAAAAAGGTGGATCTGTTGTTGCAAAAGTAAAACTAGGAAGAACTAAACCTACAAAACTTTATTAATGGCTGAAATTGATAAGAATAACGAATCTCAAGAACCAGTTCTTGAAGAAAAAGAAGTTGACGTAGAAATTGAAACTCCAACTGACGAAGGTGATGTTGAAGAAGAAACTACAGAAGAGACTGAAGGAGATTTCTACAAAAACTTAGCTGAAGACATGGACGAGCGTGTCCTTGCTCGTATGGCTAATTCTCTTATCCAAGATTTTAGAAAAGATAAAGTTTCAAGACAAGATTGGGAACAAACTTATACTCAAGGTTTAGATCTATTAGGATTTAAATATACAGATCAAACTAGACCTTTTCAAGGAGCATCAGGCGTGACTCATCCACTACTAGCAGAGTCCGTTACTCAATTTCAAGCACAAGCTTATAAAGAATTATTACCACCTGAAGGACCTGTAAGAACACAGGTTATTGGTGCTGCAACTCGCGAAACAATAGAACAAGCAAAAAGAGTTCAGGACTTCATGAACTACATGTTGGTAGATCAAATGGAAGAATACACTCCAGAGTTTGATCAGCTATTATTTTATTTACCTATATCAGGATCTACATTCAAAAAAATTTATTACGATGAAATAATGCAAAGAGCAGTTGCTAAGTTTGTACCTGCGCAAGACTTAGTTGTTCCTTATTATGCAACAGATTTAAAAGATTGTGAAAGAATCACTCACATTATTAAGATGAGTGACAATGAAGTTCTTAAAAAACAAAAAGCAGGTTTCTATAGAGATGTAGAATTATCTGTTAAAAGACCAGAAGAAAGTGATTTAAAACAAAAGTTAGATGAGATTGAAGGTGTAAAACCTGCAGGAGATACAGAGTTTCAACATAACATATTAGAAATGCATGTTGATTTAGATTTAGAAGAATTTGAAAAAAACCCAGACACTACTAAAAAGAATAAAAATATAAAAATTCCTTACATTGTAACGATTGATGAAGGCTCCCAAGAGATTTTATCTATTTATCGTAACTATGATCCCGAAGATGAATTAATGAAACGAACAGAATACTTTGTTCATTATAAATTTTTACCAGGTTTGGGATTTTATGGCTTTGGATTAATCCATATGATAGGTGGATTATCACGAACAGCAACTTCTGCACTAAGACAATTGCTTGATGCAGGTACTTTAGCTAACTTACCAGCAGGATTTAAGTCGCGAGGCATTAGAATTCGTGATGATGACCAACCTTTTCAACCAGGTGAATTCAGAGATGTTGATGCACCAGGTGGAAATATCAAAGATCAGTTTCAAATTTTACCTTTTAAAGAGCCAAGTCCAACATTATTTCAACTTTTAGGCTTCTGTGTTCAAGCTGGACAACGTTTTGCATCAATTGCAGACATGCAATTAGGTGAAGATGTTGCAAACAGGGCTGTTGGAACAACAATTGCACTCCTAGAACGTGGTTCAAGGGTCATGTCAGCTATTCATAAACGAATTTATTACACAATGAAGCAAGAATTTAATCTTTTAGCAGATGTTTTTGCAACTTATTTACCTCCAGTGTACCCATATGCAGTTACAAATGCAGATCGAATGGTAAAAGTAGAAGATTTTGATGACAAAGTTGATGTTATACCGGTTGCAGATCCAAATATTTTCTCAATGGCTCAAAGATTTACACTAGCACAGACACAATTACAAATTGCACAGTCAAATCCACAAATGCATGACCTAAGAGAAGCTTACAGACGTGTTTATGAGGCAATTGGCACAAGAGAAATAGATTTATTAATGCCACCACCACAACAACCAATGCCACAAGACCCTGCAATTGAAAATGCACGATCTTTAAAGATGGAAATGCTACAAGTATTTCCAGATCAAGACCATGATGCACATATTTCGGCTCACGGGGCATTTATTCAAAGCAGAATGATACAAATTAATCCTATGGTGTACGCTTTATTGCAAGGACATATATCAGACCATATTTCTTTTAAAGCACAAGGAGAAGTTGGTGCAATGATAGCTGAATCTGAAGAAATGGCAGCAATGGCACAAGAAGATCCAGCAGGATTCGAAATACAATTTAATTCAATGATAGCAAAAAGAATTGCAGAACTTACAGCACAGCTAGTTCAAGCAGAAGGTGGTTCTCAACAACAAGATCCATTAGTTGCATTGAAGCAAAGAGAGTTAGATCTTAAAGCTATGGACATTCAAAGAAGAGCACAAGAAGCTCAACAAGATATGGATCGTAAAGAAATGGAACTTGAAGAAAAATTTGATATTGAAAGATTAAAAGTAGAAAATCAAGAAGAACAAGCAGCTGAAAGAATGAAAGTTGCTAAAGATAAATTAAAACTTCAAGAACAATCTTTAAGAGCTAAATCAAATGAACCAGCGAAAAAAGGTTAAACTTCCTGGTAAAAGATTTGGACCACCTCCGTTAAAAGGACCTGCCTCTCAAGGTTTAAAACTTAAAAAGAAAAAATGAGTAGCACAAGATTTGTAAAATTTGTTACTGATAAGTTAGGTATTACTAAAACAAAACCAACAGTAAAAGAACTTTTTCAAAATAAATTAGGTTTAACAGATAATGTTAGTGGCCAACAAGGAATAGGAGCATTTGCTGATGAAGATTTAGGAAGTATGATTAAATTTACTTCAAAAAGGGCGGACAGTGAAACAGTTAATGTAAAAAAATTATTAGAAAATTTTTATAATAAAAATGTTACTGATGAAGGTCTTGTTAAAACTCCAAAAGGAGAAAATATATTAATAAACGTCTCTAAAGCATTTAATACAACTAAACTTATAGATGATGGTGCACTTCCAATACAAATTAAAAATAATATTTTAGGTAAAAAATTAGATATTAATAAAACTCCAAAATTAGTTGAACAAATTGAACCTTACCTTGATAAAGATAAATCTGAGGTTTTAAAAACAATAGCTTTAGGGTTAGGTAGAGAAAAAGCAAATAGAAAAGTATTATTAAATGTAATTCAAAAAGAGTTTCCAGCAAAAAACGAATTTACAACTCTTAAAAAATTTGAAGAAGCTTTTCCTACTGAAAGATTAAAAACAGATTTTATAATTAGTAAAAAACCAGAGATTGATGAGTTATTAACAGCTTATGGTTTACCTTTAAAATCTTCAGAATCATTAGCTAAGTCTGCTCAAAATATTAAAACTAAGCTTGATGTTAATCAAAGAAGACAACTTATGACTCCAAGAGGAGAAACTTTAAGTAAAGTTCAAGCAGGTGAAATAGAAGCAAAGGGTCAAGGTTATGGAAAAGAAAGAACACAAATAATGGCTGCTTATGCTCCTGAAACAGTTACTTCTTTTTTACGAAGTGGACCAGAAAAACTTTTTGAAGCTAGATTTAGAAATTTATTAGAAGGTAAAAAGTTTGTAGGCTATAATGAAAATTTAGAACGAGTTTTAACACCAGTTTCTGGTTTTACAAAACAACACAGAACACAACTTGCGGTTGCTAAAGCTTTTAAAAGATACGGAATGCCCAATGAAGTTGTTGAAGCTTTTGGTTATAAGAATATTATGATTCTTCCAAATCCATCAAATATGGTTTTGTCAAAATATGAAAATCAGGCTACAACGTTAATTAAACAAGCTGTAAAAGATGATATGAAACTTAGAAATATAACTTTTAAAAATAAACTAGGTTATGCAACCAGTAAAGAATTAGATCAACTTCCAAAATTAAGTGAAAATTTATTGAAAACAAGGAACAAAATAAGTGAAATAAAAAATAGTTTACCAGAAGATTTACAGTTAGCTTTTAACCCTATTACTGTACAACTTAATAATGGAATTAAATTCAAACCAATACAAAGTTTTATAAATGACTTTGTTGGAACAGATGTTGCAACAGCAAAAGCTACAGGTTTAGTTAAGGGATTAGCTAGACTTGGTGTTCCTGAAAAAACAATAAAAAAAGCTTATGATAAAGCTTACTTAGATGTGTTAAATGAAGTAAAAGCTGGCAAGTTTGCACAATCTTATTCAGAAACTATGGTTGTGCCTTTTGAAAAAATAAAGTATAAATTAAAAAGGGGAGGAATCGTTGATCTCATACGAAAAGTTAACTAGAGAACAAAAACTAATATTTCTTGCTGGAGTATTTGAAGGCGAAGGATCATTTGGTTTTTGGGGAAAGCTATTAAAAAATAATAGATTTTTTAAAATTCAAGTAAGAATGACAGATGAAGATATTGTTCTTAGGTTTGTTGATTTTTTTAGATTAGGTTCTATCAACGTATATACACCTAAAACACTACATCATAAAAAAACATTTAAATGGCAAGTATCTGGAGACAAAGCAATGGAAGTAATGTTGCAAATGGCCCCTTACCTTGGTATAAGAAGAAAGGAGAAATTTGAACTATGTTGCCAATCATTCAAGCAGTTGCCCCACTTGCGAAAATCTTATTTAACACAGTTGACAAAGCAGTCGCAGACAAAGACCTTGCCGCTAAACTAAAAGCAGATCTGCAAACGCAGATGTTGCAGTCACATACACAAGAGTTAACTGCTGCAGCTAAAATTATAGAAGCAGAAGCAAAAGCAGGATGGTTCGTATCTAGTTGGAGACCTTTATTAATGTATGTGCTTATATTTATTCTTGTGTGGAATTATGTATTAGGACCAGTAATATTATTTTTCTTTAAAGCATCTATTACTATAACTTTACCAGGAGATGTTTGGACATTATTACAAATAGGTTTAGGTGGTTATGTTGTGGGCAGAAGCGCGGAATCAGTTGCTAGAACAATAGCAAACAAACCACAACCTAAAGATCAGGAAAATGGATAAAACCATTTTAGTTACTGGAGCCGCAGGTTTTTTAGGCTCACACATCTGTAAAGAATTACTTAATAAAAAATACGAAGTTATAGGTGTAGATAACTTGTTAGGTGGAGATAAAGATAATATTCCTTTTTTAAATAATTTTTATAAAGCAGATTGTGCTGACTTTAAAACAATGCTCAAAATTACAGAGGGGGTTGATGTGCTATTTCATTGTGCCGCGACCGCGCACGAGGGACTATCTGTATTTTCACCTTACACAATTACACAAAATAATATTATGGCAACGGTCGGTGTTGCAACAGCAGCTATTCAAAATAAAGTTAAAAGAATTATTTATTGTTCATCCATGGCAAGATATGGAGATCAACCAAGTCCATTTACAGAAGACATGCCAACTAAACCAGTAGATCCTTATGGTATATCTAAAGTTGCTGGAGAAGAGATATTAAAAACATTATGCAAAGTGCACGGCGTAGAATTAGTTATTGCAGTTCCTCATAACATTATTGGACCTAATCAAAAATATGATGATCCATTTAGAAATGCAGTTTCTATTTTTATCAATCGTATGCTTCAAGGTAAACCTCCAATTATTTATGGAGATGGATTACAAACAAGATGTTTCTCATATGTAGATGATTGTTTAAGTTCTTTACTTAAAATGGTCGATGATCCGTCAGTCGTGGGCCAAGTCATTAACATCGGGCCTGATGAAGAGTTTGTGACAATAAAAGAAGTAGCCGAAACGTGTGCCAACCTTACTGGATTCAACGGCGAATTTGTCTATGTTCCAGATAGACCACAAGAAGTAAAACATGCAACTTGCTCCTCGGATAAAGCAAGAAGATTACTTGGATATAAGACGATGACTAATACAAAGGATGGTATTAGAAAAACTTATGAATACATTAAGGATCACGGACCACGGGACTTTAAATATCACCTAGACATAGAGATTATAAATGATAAAACTCCAAAGACCTGGACTAAAAAATTAATATAATGCATTCAATAACAGTAACCGTAAAAGATATAACTAATTTTTATTTTAATTTTTCTAAATATGATCAATCTGATATTAATGAACATATTTCAGTCATGCATAAATATGCAAATGAATGTGAACATATTACTGAATTTGGAGTTAGAACTGGAGTAAGCACTTGGGCATGGCTAGCATCTAGAGCAAAAGTAGTTAGATGTTTTGATATACAAAACGTAAGTAACAATTTAAAATATCATTACGAATCTGCAAGTGAAACTAAAAAAGATTTTACTTTTACTTGTGTAAGTACAGTTGCAGATAAATTAGATATAGAAGAAACTGATTTATTGTTTATAGATACTGAACACACTTATGATCAATGTTCAAAAGAATTAAAAAAACACGGTAGTAAAGTAAGAAAATATTTAATATTTCACGATACAACATTATGTCCAGATTTAAATAAAGCTATCGAAGAATTTTTAAAAGATAATTTAAATTGGAAAGTAAAAGAAATATTTACTAATAATAATGGTTTAACTGTTTTAGAAAAAACAAAATGAACCATGTTTTTTGTTTTGTAAGTTCTGCAAAAACTGAAGATTATTCTAGACTTGCATTATATTCTTTTTTTTTAAAAACAAAATTAGAAACAGGAGATATATTCGTTTTTGTAAACAATGATGGAACAAATGCATTCAGAAAAGAATATCCAATAGATATTTATATTAATAATAAAAGCCCAAAGTCTTGGGCAACAAATTTTAATAAAGGTTTGAGAATTGCTAAGAAATTTAAAAAACATTTTGTAGTTATTACTAATGATATTGTATTTACAGATAATTGGTTTGAACCATTAAAACAAAGAGATGATGCAATACTCATACCTGCTTGTAACATAAACTATTTATATAATTCAGCTGAATTTAAAACTTCTCCATGTATGCAACTTGATGAATATATTGGTAAAGAAAAATATTTAGAAAATATTGTTGCATTTCATCAACAACATTTTAAGTTTGATCACTTACAAGAAAGAATATTTATGCAAATGTATTTAGGAAGAATACCTTATCAAATACATGATGAAATTGGTTATTTTGATTATACATTTTCTAATTGTGGTGGTGAGGACATGGATTATAGAATAAGATGTGCAATAAAAGGTTTTAAAACAATGATAGCAAATCATTCATTAACTTTACATTTTCACGGTAAGTCTAGTTGGGATGGTAATGAAACTACTGAACAAGAAAGAATAAGACGAGAGCAGTATCTTAAAAGAGGTGTAAGAAAATGGGGAGAAGACTTAACAGAGATATTTATTAAGGGTACAAATGCTAAAGAATGGGCTTATAAACTAGGTTTAAAAAAAGAATTTGATAATGGTGAATCATTTAATATAATAAGAAAACTTAAAAATAAATATGCTTGATATAGGAACAGTACAAACAATCAAGAATTACGTGAAAAAACGCATCGATGAAACCAAGCAAGATATTTGCTATGGTATAGACACTCTCGACAGGCTCCACTATGCTAAGGGCAAGCTCAGTGCTCTAGAAGTGCTGCTTCAGGATCTTAATGACCTGCTAAAAAAAGAGGAGAATGTCGATGACGATAATAACGCCTGATAAGGAACTCATCCTTCCTAAAACCGATGATACCGAAAACGAAGGTATTAAAATTCCTACCGATCCAGAAGGTATAAAAAAATACTTAGACAGTTTACCTGATCCAGTTGGGTATCGAATGTTAATTCGACCTTATTCTGGAAAGAATAGAACTGATGGAGGTATTTTACTTTCTGAACAAACTCACGAAACTATTCAAATGACAACTGTTGTTGGTTTAGTAATCAAGATGGGAACTCTTTGTTATGAAGACAAAGAAAAGTTTCCTGATGGAGCGTGGTGTAAAGTTGGAATGTTTATCATGTATGGCAGATATGCCGGTTCAAGATTCAAAACAAAATATGGTGAACACCGTATTTTAAATGATGATGAAATTATAGGTATTGTTAGAAAACCATCTGACGTTCTTCATCTATACTAAGGAGATAAAAAATGGTTGAAGAAACTAAAAAACAACCTGAAGTTGAACTAGACTTGGATGACGTTAAAGAAACAGAAATCCAATTAAAAGATCAACCTAAGGAAAAACAAGAAACAAACCTTAATGTTGGTGAAGTAGATCTTGGTTATACTAGTTACGATAGTAAAAAAGAAGAAAAAGCACAGATCGTAATTGATGAACAAGAAAAAACTTCTCAACCTAAAGTTGAAACAAAAAAAGAAGAAGACCCTGATGATTTATCAAATCTATCAGAAGGTGTTCAAAAAAGAATAGATAAGCTAACTCGAAAATATCGTGAATCTGAGCGCAGAGAAAAAGCTGCATTAGATTATGCGAAAGCGTTACAGAAGAAATACAGTGAGTTTGAACAAAAGTATGATTCTGGAGAAGAACTTTATATTAAAGAATATGAAGCAAGAATTGACGCTCAAAGAGAACAAGCTAAAATAAAGCTTAAGGAAGCTACTGAAGCTCAAGACTCCACTAAAATTATGGAGGCAACTGATGAGCTTACAAGACTTGCTGTTGAGAAAGAAAAAGCAAGAAGAGTAGTTATTGATAGAGAACAAAGATTAAAACAGGTAAAAGAAAGAGCACCTGAAAGCTATGTTCAACCTGAAGCTAATACTGAACAAGTTCCACCACAACCTAGCGAAAAAGCTAGATCGTGGGCTCAAAAAAATACTTGGTTTGGCAATGATAAAATCATGACAAATGCAGCTTTCACCATCCATGAAGATCTAGTAGGCATGGGTGTTGAAGTTGAGAGCGATGAGTATTATAATGAGATAAACAAACGTATGTCGGAATCTTTTCCACATAAGTTTGCTCAAGAACAAAGAAAACCCGTTCAAACTGTTGCTTCCGCTGGAAGAAAACAGGAAGGACGCAGAACTGTGAGACTCACCAAATCACAGGTGGCTATTGCCAAAAAATTAGGGGTGCCACTAGAAGAATACGCTAAATACGTGAAGGAGGCTAATTAGTATGAGCGATAAAAACAAAAGAACTTCACGCGCGTCTGAAGAAGTAAAACAAACAAGGTCTAAACCTTGGACGCCACCATCATCTCTGGATGCACCACCTGCGCCAGAAGGCTTTATCCATAGATGGATAAGGGTCGAGTCAATGGGTTTTCAAGACACTGCAAATGTGTCGAAGAAAATGAGAGAAGGTTGGGTATTTGTAAGATCCGAAGAGATTAAAAATCAAATCGGTGAACATAGTTATCCAGTCATCCATGACGGAAGATACGCAGGGTTGATCGGGGTTGCTGGCCTAGTGTTGGCTAGGATACCGGAAGAGATCGCAAGATCACGCGCAGAGTATTTCAGAAGAATTACTCGAGATAGATTAAACGCGATTGATAATGATCTCATGAAGGAACAACGACCGGAGATGCCTATTAATATTAGTAGACAATCTCGCGTAACTTTTGGTGGTGGACGTAAGTCATAATTTTTTGACAAAAGTCGACCACTGTATAAAAACTTAAAAAGGAGAAAATAAATATGCCAAACGTAGTTGAAAAATATGGTCTAAGACCATCTAGACAACTGAACGGAAGCCCATTTATTAACGCTCAAAACCGTTACAGAATTGCTGCAAACAATACTACTGCAATTTTCCAAGGTGATTTAGTGAAACCACTAACATCTGGAACAATTTCAAGAGCTGTTGCAAACACTTCAGACACGGTTGTAGGTGTTTTTAATGGTTGTTTTTATACAGATCCAACAACACAAAAACCAACTTTTCTTAATTACTATCCAGGTTCTGTTAATGCTAGCGATATTATCGCTATGGTCATTGATGGTCCAGATACTGTATATGAAGTAAAAGCTAATGCTACTTTTGTTGTTGCGGATTTGTTTAGAAACTATTCCATAACTAACGAAACAGGATCAACACAAACAGGAATTTCTAAAGTAACTCTTAATGTGTCTGAGTCTGGTACAGCAGGAACATTTGTGGTTCAAGCAATTGATATATCACAAGATGTATTTAACAGCGATGTTAACGCATCATCCAATGTTGGAGTTCTTGTTAGAATCAACAACCATTTCTACCGTCAAGGTGGAACAGGTATATAATAGGAGAATAAATTATGGCTATATCACGTTCGCAACTAGTCAAAGAGCTAGAGCCAGGATTGAATGCCCTATTCGGCCTGGAATATAACAGATATGACAACGAGCATGCTGAAATCTTTTTAACAGAAACTTCTGATCGAGCTTTCGAAGAAGAAGTAATGTTATCAGGTTTTGCTGCTGCGGCTGCTAAAAGTGAAGGTGCTCCAGTAGTGTTTGACGATGCTACAGAAGCGTATACTTCAAGATACACTCATAATACTTATGCGTTAGCATTTGCTATTACTGAGGAGGCTATTGAAGATAACCTTTACGACAGACTTGCGTCTAGGTACACAAGAGCATTAGCAAGATCAATGTCGCAAACTAAACAACAGATTGCTGCAGACATCTTAAACAATGCTTTTAATAGTACTTACACAGGTGGTGATGGAGTAGAATTATGTGCTACTAACCATCCATTAGCAAATGGTGGAACTTTCAGAAATGAACTTTCTACTGCTGCTGACTTGTCTGAAACTTCATTAGAGCAATCATTAATTGACATTGCTGCTTTTGTAGATGAGAGGGGTTTAAAAATCGCTCTTCAAGGTATTAAATTGATTATTCCAAAAGAATTACAATTTACTGCTGAGAGAGTTCTTAAAACTCCTTTATCAACAACTGCTGGTGGTTCAAACGCTTTCGCTAAGAACGACATCAATGCAATGTTGAATATGGGAATGATTCCACAAGGTTATAGAGTTAATCACTTCTTAACTGACACGGATGCATTCTTCATTATCACTGATGCTCCAAATGGATTAAAGCACTTTGTAAGATCGCCAATTAAAACAGCGATTGAAGGAGACTTTGACACTGGTAACGTTAGATTCAAAGCTAGAGAAAGATACAGTTTCGGCTGGTCTGATGCTAGAGGAATCTTCGGTTCTCCAGGAATCTAATAAATTAATATACAGGGGCGTATTTACGCCCCTGTATTTTTAATGTAAAATTACTTTTATGAAATCAGATGTAAAACCAGTCGTATGTGCAAGCACATCATCTAACGCAGTTTTATTTACAGGTCCTACAAGACTACGAGGTTTTATGGCTCAATCTACAGGTCCTGCTGGAACAGCAATCATTAACGGTTTAGTAAATGTTACAACTGTCAGTGGTTCAGTTAACACACAAGTTTATATTCCAATATCTGTCGGAGCTGGCGGAACAGAAACATTAAATCTTCCAGAAGATGGTGTTTTATTTGCTGAAAGAAATGGCACTGGTATTATAGATGGTATTGGTGTAACCGCAAATATAAGCGCTCTACAAATCACATTATTTATTGATAAGTAATTATCATGTTTGATAAATTAGATCCATATTCATACTATGGAGAATATTTAGAAGAACACACAGGATTAGAAAAGAAAAACGTAACTCCTTATTCTAAAGGAGGAATGCCACCAAGAAATAAAAAAAATTTTAGATCAACAGAAGCTGGTGCTGGAATGACACAAGCTGGTGTTAAAGCATACAGAAGAATGAACCCAGGTTCTAAATTATCTACAGCTGTAACAGAAGATAGTCCAGGACCTAAAAGAGCTGCAAGAAGAAAATCTTATTGTGCTAGATCTGCTGGTCAAATGAAGATGTTTCCAAAAGCAGCAAAAGACCCTAATTCAAGATTAAGACAAGCAAGAAGAAGATGGAAATGTTAGCTTGTAATGTCTTATTTAAATGCTAACATACCACCTATATATTGTAAAATAAGAAGGGAGTATTTATATGACTTACGAGAACATCAAGGAGAAACTGAAGATTGTGTGGTCTTTGCTATTGCAAGTATTCCAGGGCGTGCAATCTTATTTCATGCTTTACTTACGAATGGTGCAATATTCTGGAGGCTTCCTATCTCTGCTTTTGTTCAAAGAGGAGACAGCAGTTCTTTGCATCAACCACAAATGGAACATCAGGATCTCGAAGATCTTGAGTTGTGGAATTCATTTAGTTATTATCCTGCTATTACTACTTTTGATTTTTTAATAGGACAACGTTGTAAATATTTAGGTAAAGATAAAAAATTTTATCATGGAGAATATTTATTCACTGTGGATTGGGCACATCCGGAACCTAATATCCTCGATACTGAACATTCTGAAATTCCCGATCAGCATAAGTGTGCTCACATTTTGGCTCTTGATAACGGTAATTATTCAGCTCAGCCTAATAATCGTATTTTGTGGAGTATTCCTAGCTTTACAACTTCAACACATTGGCCAGATTATAAAGTACAAACTACAGAATGGAATGTGGAAAACAAAAAATTTATAACTGATGACACGGATAGATTTTTTTATGATATAATAGATAAGGATAAAAAAAATGAGTAGTGAGTTTAAAGTTAGCGATCAAACAAGTGTAGCCTTACCTATTAAAAATATAGTGGCTATTATATCTGCTATTGTTGTAGCAG